AGCGTCCGCAAACGCAGGAGGCTTATACTTTTGGAACACGTCAGCCCGTTGTCCGTTACCCCAGTTTTTGGACTAAGAACTGGGCGCCGGCCGGCTGGTATGATCCTTTTGATGGTAAGTCAGTTGAGCCTGCCAATGCTAATGTTACGTTGGTCATGATGATGCACAAGCCAGTTAATGAACTGCGTGCGTGTTTAGTACTTCCATACGACTTCTATTGTGTCGATGAAGCGTCGGAGCGTGCTGTTGAGGGTCGTGGATTTAAAGCGGTTGGCTTCCGTATCGCAAGTGAAGGTCAGTTTGATATTTCTGATCCTGAAATTTGGTACAGTAAGTCTCCGGCTTGTTTTTATGTCCTTGCCCCGCAATCATTACGTCCGTTCGCTGAAATGACCACCCCTTTTGTTGTCCATTCACCGTTGAAAAATGGGCGTAGGATCGCTTCACCAGCTGGTCCTGCGCCCGCTGTTGTTGGTCAGCCAGTTGTCATGTGTTCCACGCGTCCTTTGAAGCGTGTGAATTCACCTGGTTTTAATTTCCAACCACGTGTTTCAGCGGGATTGGTTTTGGCCAATGGAATTGTGCCATCACGTCGGTTCCATTCCGAGCGCAACGTTGGTTTGCATCATGCTTCCACCGATTATAATTCCGAAAGTGGCGATTGCGGTTGCTTTGTGTATAGCCGCGATGGGCCCATTGGGATTCATACTGGTGGAATTAGTGCAGACGCTCCTGCTCCATATGAGAATTATTTCGTGCCCTTCCTTCAACAGAATGCTCCTCGTGAGATCTCGCGCGCTCGCAGAATGCGTGAGCGTTTCGCGGTGCGTGAGTCCGAGCGTGAAGCTTACATTCCTACGATTGAATCGCGCATTTCGACGTCCGGCACTGCGGCCGCTGGCGGCGGCAGCGTTCGCTCCACTAATCATGGTGGACCCCAGCGCAAGGAGGCTTTGGTTTCAATGCAACCATCTCCTAGCGACTATTTGGGGCCCGGTGGTGCGACTGGCTTAAATATTGTGCAACAGTACATTGAGAACCTCATTAATCCTTGGGCACCAGGCTCTGCTCGGTTGCCCGATCATGTAGTCGTTCCAACGTCTATTGCCAAGCTTTTCGCTAATCGTACCTACACCTTGAGTAATTGTGGTGCGCCTGGCGATGCTGCTCCAGCTGGACCGAATATTCTTTTTGGATTGAATACTCGTCTCAATAATGCAGCAATTGTTGGCACAGGCTCTCGTATCACATCAGAGCCTGCTATTGCCGTTACCTCTAGTGGTCTTACCGCCACGCAAATGTATCAGACTTGTCCTGGCAACATTCTCACCCCTATTCAGTGGGGTGTTGGGTCATACGCTGACCCCACTTTGAATTTTGCTAAGGCGACTGGTGGTGCATGGGTTTCCGGTGAGAGCGCATGGGGTGATGACTTTGGAACGTCGTCCTCTGGTACAACCCCATACGTGTCTGCATATCGCACTTTAGCGAGTGCTATGCGTATTCGTATTGTTGGGTTGCCTTCTGGTCAGTTTATGACGCCCGGTAAGATTTATTTTGCCCAGGTTCGTTATGACCAAGAGGATTTACCTGTTACCGAGCAGGACTTTGTGGTGCTTGAACAGAAGGGTCGTGCTTCACACGTCAGCGCTGATGCTGTCCGTGAAGCCGGTTCTAAAACTGTTTATTGGACCCCTGACGGTGCTGAGAAATTTGGCATGACTTCTAACTTCATTTTATCTCCTGGTTTGACAGAGTCTACAGCTTCTTCGCCTTCGACATTTCGTGTTTTTCCGGATGTTCCAAATGCGGTTTCTGGATCCAAAGCTTTGTCAGCGATTATCCCATATCGCTCTTCTGCTTACGTATCTAGTGGTATTCCCACTGGTGGGTGGCAGGATAATCCTGATAGCGCTAATGCTGATTCCACTTCAGTTTTGCTTATTGCATACTTTGGTGCGCAGAATGGTGTTGTTGTTGAAGTCAATTATGCCAACATTATTGAATACATTCCTAACAAGTCATCGCCCGCTGGTGTTGAGGCACTTACCCAGTTGCCATCATCTCGTGCAATGGATGAGATTTTCTCCGCTGCTGCTGTGTGTTCTGTAGCGAGACCTATGCTTATCCAATCGTCTGGTGATAAAACTATTTCGGTGCCTTCTCCTTCTGGGTCAAAAGCGCACACTGAGGCAGTTGCTGTACGTCGTAAGCTCGTTAGTCGTGCTCGCGCAGGCACTGGTGCAGTTGCTGAGACCTTCTTAGGAGACTTGCTTGGTTCTGGTCAAGTTGCTTGGAATTTTGATGACAGCATCAGCAAGCAACCTGCTCGCCGGCGCGTTTAGTGAATGTCTCGTTTTTATGATTTGCGTTCCGATTATTGGATCCTGATAGTTTCATATCCCAATCTATGATTCGTTATCAGTT